TTTCCGCGAATTTGGTATACATTAATCTTATCGACATCAAGGAGAATTTGTTATGATCGAGACTCAGCCCTTTATTACGGCAATTTGTGAAAGGCATCCTGGGATTACGGTATATAGTCGTAAAGCTTTGTTGGAATTTGGGAAAGCAAACGGGTTTAAAGAAAACGTTGTTGGTTGTGTTATTAGGTCAGCGCAATCTGCCGGACGAGGAGTATATGATCTTTCTGCAACGGTGATCAAAATGCCACAGAAGGCGAATAAACCATCTCCAGTATTCACAGAAGAAGGCACTTACATTCCTGATCAAGCGAACACCTACGTTAAGTGGGGCCATGCTAAGGATGTTGAAACGATTATCAATTCAAAAATGTTCTATCCAGTGTATATTACTGGTCTTTCTGGTAACGGCAAAACCATGATGGTAGAACAAGCTTGTGCGGAATGCAAGCGGGAATACATTCGTATTCAAATTACCCCGGAAACAGATGAAGATGATTTGATTGGTGGTTTTCGGTTGGTCAATGGTGAAACAGTTTTTGCTAAAGGGCCGGTGATTAAAGCTATGGAAGCAGGCGCAATTCTTCTTATTGATGAAATTGATCGGGGCTCCAATAAGCTTATGGCATTGCAGGGTATCTTGGAAGGTAAACCTGTTCTTATCAAAAAGACTGGAGAAGTTGTTGTTCCAGTCTTTGGGTTCAATATCGTCGCGACATCGAATACTAAAGGTAAGGGCTCGGAAGATGGCAGATTTATTTCTGCTAATATTATTGACGAAGCTTTTCTTGAGCGGTTTGCTATTACAATGATCCAGCCATACCCGAACATTACTACTGAAAAGAAAATTGTTTCGAAACATATGCAACTGTTTCATATAGTCGATAAAGATTTTGTTGACAATCTGACTAAATGGTCAGCAGCTATTCGCAAAACCTTTATTGATGGTGGCGTTGATGATGTAATTTCGACTCGCCGGCTATGTCATATTGTTCAGTCGTTTGCTATTTTTGGCAACCATAAAAAAGCGATTGAACTTTGTGTATCTCGATTTGATGACGATACTCGGGTTGCTTTTATTGATCTCTATAAGAAGATCGATGTTTCAGCGACTGAAACAGAAGTAGCAGTAGATGAGGAAACCGATGAATGAATTATTCAGTACTAGCATTAGTTACTGCATCAACTGTATTGGGTGTTGCTTACAATGTAGTTTGGTCTAATGAATTATTGGCTCTAATTACTATGGTTTGGTTATTGAGATTTGTCTTTATGGTAATTAAGCTAATGGTTGGTGTTTCTCAAGCCCAAATTAGCAATAACCTTGATATTTTTCGAGCAACTGTCGTTTATCTAACCCAAATTACTGCAATAGGAGTGTTATATTTTACCGAGTATTATTTTGTGTCTATTGCGGCTATTCCTTTAGTATTAATTTCTGGGTGTGTCGTTGGAATGTCAATTCTTATCACTCTTGGCATAATTGAAATTAGGGATAAGTGATGCATAGTTTTAGAGTAATTCGTAAAGTCTTTCTCACTAAACAGACTAACACTATAGAGACATCGACGAATGCGTTTAAGGTGCTAAACGTTCATCAATTGAACAATATTCCAGTTGTTTGGTATGAAACAGTTGAGCACATTATTATCCCAAGCACTATTGAATTCAAACTTGTTAATGACGAGAGTAAAACACCAGATGACGGTATGTACATTGGGTCGGCTTTTTTGAACAATAAAGTGGTGCACGTTTATCAATCGTGAGAAAAGAGGAAATCATGTATAATTTTAAGGTACCAGTTACTCGTATTGTAGAATCGGATGTGTTTTATGAAGTCTATGGAACTAATTTTCTTGAATATGCAACAACTCAAGAAAGATGCGAAATAAAAATTGTTCTAACTTCCGTTGAAGAAGTTATAGATTATTTGTTAACTAATCCAACTTTTATTCTTAAACAAGTTGTTAGGGTTCAGAACATGACAACTCAGATTAATAACGCGTATATTCAATCAAAGGGTGAATCCGTGACTAAAAACCCACAAATCAATTCTAATGAAGAAAAGACTCGGCGTTATGCCCACGGGTGATTATTAATAAATATCACATTAAAGGATTACCTTCTGTTCAGTGATATAAATAGTTGACATTTAGAAGTAGTTAGTATATAATAGGATTATCCAGTAAAGAGCAATCGGTTATTGGATTATTGATAGACAAGATAGCTTTACGGACCCGGTTTCGATACCGGCGCCTCCACCACAGATACATTGAATAGTGTATCTCTGATGGGGGCGACAGGGATTCGACGTGTAGTGAAATTTGTCTATTAGGATGCCGGGATCTAAGCGCCGTTACCGCGAAGAAACTAGAACTGCAAACCTTAACGCAGCTCCTCAAGATTACGCTCTAGCAGCATGATCTTACGGGTTGGTAACTTACCTTGGAACAGAAAAGTTACGTTTTAATCACACAAAGGAAATAAAATGAAGACTATCGTACTTGCTACTGCATTTGCAACTTTGGCCACTAGCGCTTTTGCTGGACCCGCTGTTGTTGGGTATTCTGAATACGCAGTTGAAGCCCAAACGTTTGAGGTTCAAGTTGGTGTTCAATTGCCAATTAATGATCAATTTACGTTTACTCCAAGTCTCGTAGGATTTGGCACAAGCAAGAATTTTGCTTTTAGTTATGCAAATTTCAATGTTACCTACAATCTGAATGACAACATTGATCTGTATGTTGATCTTGATACTGATAAGAACTTTAATTACGCTGAAACTACTCTTGGCTTAGCTTTCAGTTTCTGATTAAAAAGAGTGGGCAAGTGCCCACTCTTAATTATAGGAGAAACACATTGACAGTTATTAGAACTTACTTTAAAGAAGGTGTAGGTTCTGCCCGAGCAGAAATTAAACATAATGAGTCAGGGCAGTATTATTACATTGATTTTTACGACGTAGGAGGGAACAAATTTTTTAGAGAAGCTTTCCCTAATAAAGCTCTTTGCTATGTCGAAAGTGCGGCTGAAAACTGGACAAAGGGCATTAAGATCTTAAATGAATAACGAATTAGCAGCTGAAAACATCTTCAAAGAAATTACCACGTACGTAAATGATGATGTGTCTTTTATCGATGCTTTAGTTTGTTACTCGGAAATACACAATATTGAAATAGAAGTCCTTGGAAGTATCGTACGAAAAAGTCAAATAATGAAAGCTAAGGTTTATGAGGATGCTGAAACGCTCAATTTGATAGAAAAGGTACAAAGGCTTCCTATTTAATGAATATCTATTCAACAAAAGATGCATTTGAAATCTATCTATACTACGTAGCTTTAAAGAGGCACTTTACTAGTAGTTATGATTTTTTCAAATATAATGGCAAAACTAAAGCTTCTCAAGCAAGTTTTGAAAGTCGACGGGATAAGTTCTTCTTCTATAGCCTATCAAAACGAAAAGACTCTAAGCAATTTATTCTAGCAAATATGATCGCTAAACCTAATCTCTGGATTGGTGATCCATTTAATGATTCGGACGCCGAAGAAGTTTTCAATAACTGGGTTAAGCGCCAACAATCATTATCATATGTTTTTAGTAACGAGTTATCTGAGTTAAATGAAGATTTTAACAGTAATTTGATTATAAAGAACGGGCAATATCCAAATCTATTGAGCTTATATAACACTAAGCGAATTGGTATTGAAACGCTTATAATAATAGACGATCTATTTAACGTGTTTTCTTATTGGGAAACTAGAATTACAGATACTATTATTTTTCCTCAAATTAAAATGACTGTTAAAAAAGTAAAACCATTTATGGTTTATGACAAAGAGAAGATGAAACAAATACTTCTTAAAAAGTTTACACTAACTATGTAAAATCGTAACAATCGCAAAGGAACTGATATGTCAAATACATTCGCAGCGCTAAAAAAGACTCGTACATCTTCGTTTGATAAGTTGAACGAGCAACTCCAAAAGTCTACCGGAAAACAGCAATATTCTGATGATGAAAATTATTGGAAGCCTGAAGTCGATAAGGGTGGTAACGGATATGCTATCCTTAGATTCTTACCTGCCCCAGAAGGTGAAGAGTTCCCATATGTAAAGGTGTACGACCATGGCTTTAAGGGGCCTGGTGGTTGGTACATTGAAAGATCACTTAACACTCTCGGGCAGACTGACCCAGTCTCAGAATATAGGGGTAAGCTCTATAACTCTGGTAATGAGAGCGATAAGAAACTTGCTGGTGAATACAAACGTCGGACGTACTTTCATTCCAATATTTATGTAGTTAAGGACGCTGCAAATCCTCAGAATGAAGGCAAAGTTTTTCTGTTTAAGTATGGCAAAAAAATTATGGAAAAGCTTTTAGAAGCAATGAATCCTCAATTCGAAGGTGAGTCACCAGTCAATCCGTTTGATCTATGGGAAGGGGCTGATTTTAGATTGAAGATTCGTAATTATGAAGGTTATCGTAATTACGATCGATCTGATTTTGCTAAGCAAGGTCCTATTACTGGATTGAAGGACGAAGCACTGTCTGATGATCAACTTGAAGCAATTTGGAAACAAGAATATTCGCTTCAAGCGATTATGGATCCTAAAAACTTCAAGCCTTATGATGAATTGAAGACGAAATTCTATAAAGTCATCGGGCTAAATGGAGAAACACATCAGCATTCAACTGCTGAACAAAACAGTGAAACTAGCTTTAAGTCAGAAAAGGAAAGTCCTCCTCGTAAAACTGAAGAAACATCAGTGGATGACGATGATGCTTTAGACTTTTTTAAGTCGTTAGCACAAGAAAATTAAGAAAAGGGAGCCTTCGGGCTCCTTTTTACTGTGGCAAGAATGGCGAATTTAGACTTGCATAAGGATTAGTTATTATAGTAGTGTTATTGTTTGTAACTGAACTCGTTGTAGCACCGCCAACAGTAACTGGAGAAACATTGACCGAAGAAGAACTTTGAAGTGGAGTAGTTTCATTAATTCTAGAAAGATTATAGTCACGAAGTTCTTGTAATTTGAAACCCAGATCACCGCTTTCATTGAGTTTATCTACAAATTTTGTAATAGCTTTTCCAAGAATCATATTACTATCTGCCAAATACATGCTCTGATCTGGAGTGGTAAATCCATTAGCTAATGATATTTCTCTAAGCAATTTTATTAATTCATGAGGATCTTTGGGGTCTTGTATATAAGCCTCCATTCCATACATTTTTGCATACCCATTTGGTTTACCATCAATACCGGGTCCTTGCAGCTGTTCAATAATTGGTTTAATATCACCAGTAGAACTAAATTGTTTAGCCATTTCACGAACTGCGTAATTACGCCCACCTTCTAAAGTCCCATCACCAACAGTATCTCCAAAAAATTCGGGATCGAGAAATGGAGTGACGGCGCCTAGAACTCCAGCTGCTTTTGACAACAATGATACTGCCTTTAAGCCAAGATCTGTCCCAAGTGTTAGAGATTTATCGCCAAATGCTCTAAATGCTGAAGGCGCTCGGATCGTCTCTCCTTCTCTAATAGCTCCGCCTAAAGCTGGTTGTGTTCCTTCTATAGGAAGTACTACTGGAAATTTTTGTGCTATAGGCGCTGGTCCTATTGGTTCGATTCGTGTTGGAACTCGAGCGGGGCCTCCTGTGCTAGCTCTACCTATAACTGCTGCATCTCCAACCTCAGTTGCTGCAGCAATATCAATTCCTCTAAACATTCCAGTTAATTTTGTAAGAATAGCCGGCATACGCACTTTGCTCATTACCTTCTTCATACCACCCCAAAGCCATTTGCCTAAAAAGTTGCCTATGATAAGTGATAATCCCCCGCTTATTCCAGTAAGCGCATCTATGTTAAAGCCCTTAAGTACTCCATCATCTATTTTCCCGTTTTTATCTGGATCAAAGGCATTGCGGACACCTCCAGCTACAGCTCCGACAAGCGAAAAGAGCACTCGTTTCTTAACAAAGCTTCCTAATACATAACCCCAAGTTCCCCATTCCGTAGCATTTTCGGTTATGCCGCCAATAGCTTTGCTAGTTTCCGGGTCAGCCCCAAAATTAGTTGCAGTTTGCTCAGCAGCACCCCCAACAAAATCACCTACTGCGCCGGCAAACGCAAGTACTATAGCGCTCTTAAATACTTTGCCCATAGTTCCCATAAATCCCTGGCCTTTAATTATCTTCGTAAACGTAGCTTTGATCAACCCCATTGCACCGCTAAAACCCGCCCCACCTAAAGCGGCAGCTCCAAGCAAGTTAATCGGACTATTTGCAGAAGAAGTCTCTTCAGTATTTTTGGCATAGTCACTTTGGGCTTGGGGTTGTCTAAAGCTGTTATAAGTATATCCATTAGCATCTGGTCCACCGCTGGCTGCTTCAACCTCAGCAATTTTATTATACTGAGTACGCCTTGTATTATCACGACTAGACTCATTGTTTAAACCATATATAGATTTTAGTATACTGGTCTGCAAAATCAATTGATTTTCCATAGATTTGAATATATCTTTGAATCGACTAAAATCGATCTTTTGTTCTGGTAATTCGTCGTCCATGTTTTATCTTTCTTTTTGCTTTTCAATAAAGGCAAGTAGCATATCTAAGTATAAGTCTCGTTCATATGGTATAAGATCTTCAATATCACCTATAGAATATTTATGGTGTTGGGCAAGTGCAAATATTGTTTTATAATAAAGCGCCAGGTTTGAATGACCCAGCGCTAGATAAAAAAACTTTCAGTTCCTTCAATCACAAATGTTTTAGTATTACCAGCAGAATTTATATAGGTTTTTTCATAACGAAGTGCTGGCATAGTTTCAAAAAAGTCTTTAATTGAATCAATATGCTGAGAAGTTAAGTTGTTAACAAATTCTATAATTTCTTCTTTGTTAAAATCAGTCATTTTATAAACACTGTCATCAGATATTAGGGTATCAATACACGCGATCATGATGTTAAAAAGAGATTCAACGTTTTCGCCAGCAGTAGTCATATCTCGCAATTCTTGCAAAGACGGGTATCGCATAATCAAATGATTGTGCTCGTCAAGTTGAATATGCTTAGAATGTTTTTCCAATGTGTGTATCTTAATATCGTTAATATCGACTATCAAATCAACATCAGACTCAGTCTCTGCATCTTTTATAGTAAACGATAACTCGTTAGTAACAGATTTTGCTCTGATGTTCAATAAAAGATACTCTAAATCGAATACCGCTAATTCATTCACATTAACACCATTAGCGCAGTTATTAATGATCTGTTGAATAGCAATAACGATTTGATTAATATCTTTAGACTCTTGTGCTATCAATAAAATCTTTTCTTCTCTAACTGTAAAAGGTCTAAAAGTTATTCGCTGTTTAGTTGAAGGTATTTCAATTTCAAACAGTGGCAAATTAATCTTAGGCAGTGTTATTTTATTCATGTTTCCTCACAGTGCATTAAAAATAGTGTTCACGTTAGTAACTTGATTGATAAAATCTTGAACATTGTTTGGAAGTCTCAGTTGACTAACGGCTTGAACAACCCCATTGATTGAAGATAAGCTTGAAAGAAATCCATTTTGATTAAACATACTAGGCGCGATTTGGCCCAATTCGAGAGCTTCTAATTTGAATCGATCAAATTCAAAGGTTACTGGCAAGTTCATTATTTCTCCCTGATTTTCCCAAGAAGTATCTATAGTCCCAACCTGCGAAGGAAAAGCATTTCCAAACGTATAATGATATACTTTACTTGCATCATTTCCCGAAAACAGTAATACTTCTATAGTTGCAGCGTAGTTGTCTTTATATTCAATCTGATATGGAAGTTTTTCTTGTGGATCTAATTGAGTTGTGCCATCATAGGTGTTATAGTTGATTATTGATTGCATCCATCGATGGAAAAATTTCATTGTTCCAAAATCGCTATCCATCATAAAGACTGCTGGTAAATTAGATAGATTTAAATCTGTTGGTCGACTTTCTGTTATTCCGAATCCAAGAGGTTTAACCCCAAAATTTACTATTCGCATCTCTGGCAGATTAACGGATTTACATAAAAACGTTAATTCGCGAGTTGTGATAGTGTTTTCTATAAAACTAATTGAAGCCGGCAACGTAATTTGCATAAAGAATAAGTTATTCTTTGCTAGTCCTCTTCTAGATGCATGTGCTTGAAATTCGCTAATATTGAATGACATTATTTTTTCCTATTAAAGAGTGCTAGCGCTATTTCCACCAACTGACTGTAAAGAATCTTTCCACACCTTTTCTTTAGTCGCGCCAATAAATCTTTGTGTTGGAAGAAACAATGCTATATCCCACTCAGATGGATACACATACAAAAATCTACTACGAACTTGTTCTGATAAATAATGTTTAACACAGGGCTTAAAATATCTAAATTTTGCTGCTTTATCTAAAATAGAATAGTTTAATCTAAGCTTAGTCGACTTATCAAATGCATCATTATTAGTAGTATCATATAAAGCATCCATTAGTTTTGCACGATAGATTAATGGAAGATAGTGAAGATTAATACCCATAAATCCTCCTGGCACTCTTTTATAAGGAAATACTAAAGGAAATCTATCGTAGTATGGTAGCGTTGCTTTATGCTTAGCATCGTAGAAATACATATAACAATTGCCAACTATTTGAGTTGAAGTTAATCTATCTCCAGAACTTTTCATAAGAGTCGTCTCATTGATTTTAGAATATTCACCAGCGGTTTTTCGATACCACTTTTTAGCAGCATCAGTACGGCCAGGTATTTGTCCTGCTCTAACGCCTTTAGCTAATATTTCATCAAATAGCGCCATTATTTCAATGTTCCAAAGAGTTGTTTTTCGGTGACTATGATAAACTTCCATCCTTTATCAATACAGTATTCTTGTGCGGCTGCCCATTTTGCGCTATTCACACCATATGTTGCAACTTCGTTTAGGTACTTTCTACTCAGTCTGCCTTTAGGGGTTAGCTTTTTTCCTACATTAGGAGCCTTAGTCTGTACATCTGGTTTTACTTCAATCAAAATGGTTTCTTTATTCCCATTACTATTTATCTGTTCTAGATAGACGTCAACAAAATATCTATGCCATCTACCATCTATTGGGCTTTTATATGGAATAACTACTTCTTCACTATTCCACTTTATTACGCTGGGATGATTGTCTAAATATGCAAATAGCCTAAGTTCCCAACTAGATCTATAGATTATATTAGATGAATCGCCTTTATATTTGTTAGAGTTTTTAGGCTTAAACTTTCCTTGATAATAAGAAGCCATTTATGATTTTCTTTTCAAAAGCATGTTAACAAATATCATATTGATATTTTCTTTTCTATTGAGTTGCAGTATAAATAGTTGTGTATAGATTATTTATAGGATTATTACATGTCAGGCCCAACACGTACAGATGTTATACAACCAGCAGACACTGTAGTCGAAAATAATCGAACAAACCAAGCTATAACTGCAACACTGCGGTACCCATCCGATATATCTACACATGGGATCGTATTTACATTTAGGAAATACCAATATGCTGGAGGTGGAGAAGCGGCAAGTTCAGTAACTGGTTCATCTATTGTTCTTCCATTACCGAGATCTCTAATTGATATGAATAGCATTGATGCTAGAGCTTCTGATTTAGATATATCTGGAGCAGGAGTAGTTGATGCAGCACAACATATTAATGGTAATAACCCTATAGATTTTCGCCAACTTGGAAGCAATGCTGTTACTGGAATAGGAAATTTAATTAGTGGAAATAGTGGTGCTGGCATGAGTAATTACGCAGCTTTCGCAAAATATGCAATGAAGTTTGCATCACAAATCTCAACACCAGTTAATAATGCTGCAGAAGCTTTAAGTGGAACATTGTTTAACCCCCATACCACATTATTGTTCAATAGCATTGCATTGAAAAATTTTTCGTTTGATTGGGTGTTTGCCCCAAAAAATGAAGAAGAATCAACACAGATCAAAGATATTATTAAGCAATTTCGTAAAAACGCGTTACCAGCATATGAATCTCCTATAGGCACGACTACTTCAACTGGTATAGGATCAATTGATCGCGCTATGTTTAGTTACCCAAACATAGTTGACGTAATACTCATAGGTTTAGACCCGGAATATTACGTTACATATAAACCAGCATTAATCACTAGTATTAACGCTGACTATGCATCGCAGGGTCAAGCTCTTCTTAAGGGTACATCACATGGTTCTAGACCAGCACTCGTCACGTTAACTGTAACAATGACAGAAGCTGATATTCACACTCAAGCAGACTATAACTAAGAGGCTACAATGTCTAGGTATTTTACGTATTTTCCAAAAACTACTTATTTAGATCGGTCAATCACCGATCTGACTAGACGCGTTAAGCTTAATGATAATATATTGCTTGACCCATATGCGTTTTTACCATATACTATAAGAGGCGAAGATCGAGCTGAGGATGTTGCGTTATACTATTATGGGGATCAAAATAAAGTTTGGTTAGTCTATCTTGCAAACAACATTATTGATCCGTATACACAATGGCCAATGAATAACAAAAATTTCGACAAAACTATTAATAAAAAGTATTACCAAGCTCCATTATCATTTACTACTATTGATGGCACTTCAAATAAAATAACTATCATTAATCATAAGTTTACTACAACAGATCCGGTTGATTATAATTTAGTGAGTGGGCAAAACCCCGGATTAACAAGTGGGTCAATGTACTATGCTATTAAAATAAATGATCATAACATTAGATTAGCAACTACTGCTGCAAATGCAAATAATGGCATTGCAATGAAT